CAAAGACGTTCGACGGGTTCGTGGATGTAGTTGAGGACCTCGAAGTCATCGACGGGGACGTACCCGCCGATTCAAACCCTACGGACGGGGGACAGTAAGCCGAGCGTTAGCCGTCGTGCTGGCGCAGACTGGTTTCTGGCCCCCGGATGTAACGTTCACCATGAAAGACCTAAATACCGTGATGGACGTACTTCAGGAGTCCCGTAGGTAATGCCTGCACAACTGACCAGCGAAGTGGTGGGCGTCAAAGACACCATCAAGCAGCTGCGGCAGCTGGACCCAGAGCTGCGAAAGCAGTTCAACCGGGACATCAAAGCGGCGTTGGCTCCGGTCATTTCGAAGGTGAAGGCGTCTTACCCGCGCATGCCGCTGTCGGGCATGGTGAACGAATGGACGCCCAACGTCGAAGCGGGCTACACGATCTTTCCGTGGACTATCTCGAAAGTCAAAAGCGGCCTGACCGTCAAGACTTCAACACGCAAGAATAAAAACGCCGTGGTTTACATCAGTCAGGCTAACCCCGGGGCTGTGCTGTTTGAGACTGTCGGCTTAGGGAACGAGCTGGGCCGAAACATCCGCAGCGTTTCCCCTCGCTTGCTTTGGCCCATCGTTGACGAAATGACCCCGGCCATAATCAAGGGCGTCGATGAGATCGTGGTGCTGGCCGAACGCACCGTGCAAGGGAAGGTTCGCTAGTGGCTATCACCATCCCGATCATTACCGACTTCAACGGTGCCGGAACAGATAAGGCGATTCGCCAGTTTCAGCGCATGGAGGGCGCTGGCGCGAAGGCCGGTTTGGCGATCAAGAAAGCGGCGCTCCCCGCTGGCATCGCGCTTGCTGCGCTTGGGGCGGCTGCGGTTGACGCGACGAAGGCCGCTATTGAGGACCAAGCGGCACAAGACCAACTTGCCCGCACCCTTCTCACGTCGACCAAGGCCACCAAGGGTCAGGTGTCGGCTGTCGAGGAGTTCATTACCAAAACGTCGCAGGCCGCTGCCGTTTCGGATGACGAGCTGCGCCCCGCGCTTGCGATCCTCGCTCGCGGAACGGGCAGCCTCACCGAAGCCCAAAAGGGGCTAGGGCTGGCCCTCGACGTCGCCGCCGGTACGGGTAAGCCGTTGGCAACCGTTTCTGAGGCTCTGTCGAAGGCCTACGCGGGCAACCTACGCGGCCTGAATGCTCTAGACCCCCGCATGAAGGAACTGGTCAAGAATGGCGCCACAGCCGAGGAAGCCATTGCCATCCTGTCCAAGACCTTCAAGGGCGACGCAGCGGCGAGCGCCGACACTGCCGCGGGACGTTTCAAGGGGCTGGGCATTGCCCTAGACGAAACGAAGGAATCAGTGGGCGCGGCCCTGCTCCCGGCCGTGGAGAAAATCCTGCCGGTCATTCAGAAGTTCGGGAACTGGGCACAGAACAACCCCAAGGTATTCCTAATCCTTGCCGGGGCGGTGGCAGGCCTTTCCGTTGCCGTGATTGGCCTCAACATTGTTATGGGCATCCTCGCGCTCAACCCTGTGGCGCTGGTTCTTGGCGCAATCATCCTATCCGTGGTCGGCCTGACCGTCGGCATCATCACCCTCTACAAGAAGTCGGAAACGTTCCGGAAAATCGTGGAAGGCGCGTGGGAGGGAGTCAAGAAGGCTGTCGAGATTGTCGTCGACTACCTGAAGGGCCCGGTGGTGGCCGCGTGGGACACCATTCAGGGCGTTCTCGAAGTAATCAAGGGCCTTATCTCCGGTGATTTCTCCCGAGTGTGGGAAGGCCTAAAGACCACCATCGGCGGCGTGCTGGACGGCATCAAGACCACAATCTTGGCGTTCCCGCTGTTGATCGGCGGCGCCGTGCTGGACATTGGTAAGACCATCGTGAGCAAGATTGCCGAGGGCGTCGCCGACATTGCCGCAAAGGTGTGGGAAAAGATCACCGGGCTCCCCCAGGCGCTAAAAAATCTTGCAGTGGCGTGGGTTGAAGGCTTGGTAGAGCTGGGCGGGCGCATCATCACCTACACGGTGAGAGGCGTGACCGGCCTTGCTGATGCCGCGTGGGAAAACATCAAGGGATTTGCAAAGGTCCTAGGTGAGAAGGTGGAAGGCATAGCCGGGGACATCAAGGGCATTGGGGAGAAAATCGTCGACTACATCATCGAAGGGTTCAAAACAGCGGCAACCGGGCTTGTGTCTGGGTTGAAGGCCATTGTCAACAAGGGCATCGACCTGGTGAACGCTGGCATTCGCAAGGTGAACGCAGGCTCCCGCAAAATCAACGCAATCCTGCCGGGTAATCCCATCGGGGAGATTGGCGAGATTCCCCGGCTTGCGAGGGGTGGCATTGTCACCCAGCCCACACTTGCCCTGATCGGTGAGGCCGGACCGGAAGCCGTTATCCCGCTTAGTGGCCGTAACGCTGGCATGGGTATGGGCATGACGATCAACGTGCAAGCGGGGCTTGTGGCCAACCCTGACCAGATCGGCCAGCAGATCATTGAGGCAATTCAGAAGGCGCAGCGGCGCAGCGGCCCGGTGTTCGCCCCGGCATGAGTGCGCCCACCCTGCAAATCCTCGTGGGCTTTGAGCAGACGGCCAACTTTGGGACTCCGTTCCAGCTGGACAACGCTACGTTCGGCGTGCTCAACACCGGCACGCTAGGCGGCACGCAGCTGGTCGACGTCACGAGCATGGGCGAAAGCGTGACGATCACCAGGGGGCGTAACAGGGAAACCGAGCAGTTCAACGCCGGCACGGCCACGGTGGTCTTTGACGACCCAACGCGCATCTTTGACCCGCTGAACGATGCATCCCCTTATTACCCGTTTGTGGGACCGCGAAACCCCATCATCATTTCCGCTAACGGCATCCCCATCTACAGCGGTCTGGTGACAGATTGGGATCTTGATTACGGGTTCACGACCGCTGCCAACAAAACCTCCGTGCAGTGTTCCGACGCTTTCACCGTCTTTGCAAATCAGGCATTCGATGAATGGACGCCGACGGCCCAACTGTCCGGTGCACGAGTTGCCGCCGTCCTCACGCGCCCCGAAGTTGTCTTTCAGGGCGGAACGGACATTTCAACAGGTAGCAGCACGTTGGGCGCCTACCTGATTCCCGCCGGCACAAACGTCTTGCAGTATTTGCAAAACGTCGGCGCGTCGGAACAGGGCTACTTGTTCATTTCGGCAGGGGGGAACCTCACCTTTATGGGCCGCGCCGACGCGCTGAACCCTGTGCCGCTCCTCAACTTCAACGATGACGGCACCGGCATCCGTTACCAGAGCCTGACTAACGCCTACGGCGACGAGCTGCTTTTTAACTATGTGCAAACACAGTCACCGGCGGGGGCTGTCCAGATTGCTTCAGACGCCGACTCAATCGCCCGCTACCAGTCGCAGAACTATTCCAAACTGGACCTTTTGAACAGCACTACGGCAGAGGTTGCGGGTCTGGGCGACTACTTGCTTGGCCGATACAAGGATCCCCAGGTCCGTTTTACCGGCATTGGCACGCAGCTGGCCGCGCTGTCGTCGGCGGATCAGGACGCATGCCTAGGTATTGACCTTACAGACATTGTGGCCGTAGGTAAGACGTTCGACACTGGCAACCCTGCCAATGTCACGCAGACGCTAATAACGTCGGGCGTGTCGCATGAGATTCGACCGGGTAGTCATGTCATACGCTTTACTTACGAAAGCACAGACGGCAACGCTTACTTGACTCTTGACGCCGATCCGCTCGGCAAGCTTGACCTCAACCTGCTGGCGTTTTAGAAAGGCGCATCATGGCGTGGACTAACCCCAAGACAGACTTCAGCCCCGGCAATGTCCTCACCGCTGCCCAAATGAACGCGATTGGCGGTGATCTTGATGCACTCACAGCCGCGCGGCGATTGGGATTTCAAAGCCGTGCTACCGACTACACGGCAAATCAGAGCGCCCTTGCATCAGCAGCAGACATTTTTGGAAGTGACATCACTTTCACTGCCGCTGGCAGCGTGAGTTACATCGTCGAGTTCTATTGCGCTCGGGTCGCCACGGGCGGCGCAAGTGCAGGCTCGGCAACGGAAGTTCATTTGGTGGACGGGACGGGAGCC